TCAGGACCGGCGGCGGCGGCGATGGCTGGTCTGCACCGGCTCGATGCCCATGCGCCGCTCCTCCGGAAGCGCACGGCCAAGGCCAGCATATTGCTCTCTGATCCGCCCCTCCCAGCGGACGGCCCATCGCTCAAGGAATTGGATCGAAGCTTCGCGGTCCGGAAGGAACACGAAGCGCAGGTTCGGCGTACCGTCGTTGCGGGATACTCGGCAACCGCGCCCCTCAGGCAGCTCGACGATCAGCGCGACCGCGTGCTCACCCATGTCCAGGTGGAGATCCCTGCCCCATGGGCGCCATTCGAAACCGTCGGGAAGCGTCATGGCGAGAGATCCTACGACCCGGCGTCTCTGGAGCTGCGAAAGCCTCTACCGGCGTACTTCGTGAATGTGCTCCCCGGTGAGCCACCAGGTATCGCCGACGGACCAGTGCTCTCGGTACTCCGGCAGGTCGGGCTCCCATGCCTCCAACTCGGCATAGACGCGCGATCCTGGGATTTCCAGGACCCGCATGACGGCCTGCACCGCGCCGCTGACCGCCACGATCCGGTCGCCGACCTGCAGGACCGTCGTTTCCACCGGCGGCTGCCCGTTGAAGCGGACCACCTGACCGGGGGTGCGCTCGTCGAGGCTGGGAAACCCGCCCGTCATCGCTACGCCGCCTGCTCGAGCTGGTGCTCGTAGTACGGGTGCCGCTTGTCGTCGAAGATCGCGTAAAGCGCCGCCAGGTTGCCCGGGTCCGGGTTGAGCCAGGCCTCGACGTGCTCGGGCTTGATGTTGATGACGGTCCGGTCGTGGCCGGCGGCAGCCACCTCGGGCTCCGGCTCGTCGGTGATCGCGGCGAAGCAATCCATGTCGGGCTCGACGCCGTCCGGATCCGTCCACGTCGCCCAGAGGCACGCGACCAGCATCGGCTCGCCCGTGCGCGGGGTGAACTCCAGGCGCTGGTTACGGCCGTCGGACATTTCGACGTTCTCCCAGAACCGGTCGACGATCATCAGGCCGTGGGTATACCCGAACTGGCCGCGCCAGTAGCGCTCCAGGTTGTCGCGCCGAGCGTTGTAGGTGCCGGACAGGCGCTTGCGGCCGGTTCCGCGGTCGATCACGAAGTCGGAGCTCGCCGGCTTGCCCGGCTGCCGCAGCTGGTAGCGCATTGGCCGGATCACGTAATCAGGGCCGACGCGGATCACGACTGGCACCCACCATTGCGGGAAGAACCGCCAGTCCCTCGGCTGCAGGTCGCGCCGGTGCAGGTCCGCAATCCACCCCTTCAACTTCGCGACGTTGTTGCCGGCCTTGCGGATCTCCTCCGCGGCGGTCTTGGTCGGCTTGGCCGCCAGCTTGCGCTCGTTGTCGGCCAGGCGCTTGGCTTGCTTGAACAGCTCCTGCTGCCACTGCTGCTCGTCTCCGGCGAAGCGGGTGTCCATGCTTTGCACAGCCGCTGGCGCCAGCGATGGCCGCAACGTCTCGATCAGCGCCTTCGGGATCTTGTCCCGTTCGCTGCCGTTCTGCCGCAACCACAGGCGCTCGAACGCCGAGAAGTCCATGACTGGGCCGAAGTGCCGCAGCATCTTCTGGTAGTCGGATTCGATCTGGGCCGAGTAGCACATGGATCAGGCCTCCCACTCGTCCTCATCGACAGCCGGGCCCTCTTCGATCAGGCCATGCTTGGCCAGGATCAGGGTGAGCTGGTCTTCGACCCAGCCAGCGCGATCGCCGGCCTGGACCGCGATCTCCTCGCCCAGGTGGATCACCTCTTCCACCACGAAGGCGTCGTGCTCGTACTCGACGCGAAGGTCCGCAATCCGGGCCTCCAGCTCGTTCAGCCTGGCAATCAAATCGTCTTGGGTCAGCTGCATGGGCATTCCTCCGCAGGGCGGACTCAGCCTAGCACCGGGCGGCCGGAAGCGCAGGTGACGGGCAGGCGCTGCTCGAGGCGCCGCGCGGGGTGAGCTACCAGCGGTCCCGCGCCCGTCACCAGTAGGATTCCACTGCCCGTGCGCGAGGTCACCAGGGTTTGACCTAGTCTGCTTGTCAGAAAACGACCCAGTTCTGAATCAGGAAACGATGGCTTCAATGCTCGCGCGAATGCCTGACGAGTCTGCGTTGTAGAACACAGCAGTCTCCAGCCACATGTCTGCATGAAGGCTGTTGCCAGTGCGGCCACCGACATACAGCGGTGTGGCCGTGAACGTGCCGCTTTGTTCCGCGGTGGCATTGGGGATGGGGGTGAGCGGGGACCCGGCGCGCCACAACTTCGTCTCATTCGTGCCGGTTAGGCTTCTATCATAGAGCGCCGTGAGCTGATCTAGAACGGTCATGGTGGTCATGTTGAAGAACGTAGATTTTCCACCGCCGGCGCTACCCATGACCATCGCGAATCTCGCGTTATCCAGATACACATAGAGGGAGAACGCTCCCGCCGTGGTTTGCCCATCCGTTCCGGTTTCAAACATGACCTTGTAACTTGCCGAATTCGCCTGCTTCAACTTGGCATATAGGCCCTGGTAGGCGGTGCCCTGGTTGATTGAGCTGACGGCCATGGAATCATCCGATCCGTCAAAGGTTAGGCGTCCGTCGAAGGCGCCGGCATTCATTATGCGAGGCTGCTTTGATGTCGTCGCCTGCACCATATGATTGCCACCCGCCTGGTTATAGAACGTCGTGACATATGCTGAGTTCGAGCCAACAAATGCGCTTAGCGCTGTTGTATCAAACGCATTTCCAGAAAACCCAATATCTTGCTCAGCGTTGTCGCTTGATCGGCGAACCCTGACCGACAAAGTCGCGGAACTGATCAACTTGCGAAGAGAAAACACATCGCCTGGCGCAGGGCTCAGGCTATCCAGGTAGCCTGACGGGACGGCTGCACTAGCTAGCAGCAGCCCGTGGTGTCCGCGCGTACTCATGCGAAGGCCTTCGCCAGCGTAGCGTCCCAGGTGGTTCCATTGTCGAAAGTAGTGATCGCCAGAACGTCGACTGCACCGATAGATGTAGAAATTGCAGGGGCGACACCGCCGGACCATTTGAAAGAGGCTGGCCATGCCAATGTGCGAGGAGTGCTGTCCTGGGTGATCCTAATCATTAAGGATGCACCATTGCCGGCACCTGGCATGTTGCTGAAGGTGAGGCCACTGACGTTGCCGGTGAGCGCCAAGGTAAAATAGTCGCCAAGCGCATAGTCGATAGCCACGGATCCGCTGGTCGCGAGAGCCGAGACCGTGCTACGGGAGCCGCCTCCGCCGCCGCCCGTGATCGCTGCCCATGCGCTGCCGGTCCACTGCTTCAGGGTTCCTGCAACGTTGACCACCATTCCGGTCACTGGCGCGAATGCGCTCCAAGTTCCGCTGCGGTAGATGGCCAACGAGCCCGGGATGAACGTGGACCACTGTGCGCCCGTATGCGTGCTGGCGATGATATAGACCTGGCCATCGGAGGGGCTTCCTGGTTGGGCCGTCGTGCTATCACTGACGACGCCGCGCAGATACGCCTCTAGCCTCAGCGAATTGTCATTCGCAGGAATGCTGTTTTGGTTGGTGTTCGCGGCCCAAGGCGCCAGCGGGAAAATGCTGGTGTCGCTCATTCGAATTCCTCAGAGATGGTGGGGCCTGCGCCCGTTATGCGGTTGAGCTGCGCGACGGTCGCGGTTATAGGCGTCGACCATCCGGCCACATCGAAATCGATGATGTCGGCCACGCCGTCAACCGTCAGATTGTTCACGCCGTCAGTGGCAGTCCATCGATACCCAGTCCAGTTGATCGAGCGGATCGGGTTGTCCTCGGTGCCAAAGCGATGCCGTGGGATCGCAGTCAGGCTCAGCGTATTGCTGTCGATGGCGCCAAGAAGGTTGGCGCACGGAAACTCGACCTGAGACCGCGCGGAGTAGACCTCGTTTTCTATCACGGCCTGTTCGGGCGTCAGTCCGTGGGTGATCGCCCGGTGATAGACATTCATGCCGATCGTGGAGATCGGCATCGTGGCCATCCGCACGCGGTCCAGGAAGACGACGCGCTGCCCTGCGGCATGGGCGTGGCCACCGGTGCAGAGCCGGCCGCGCTGGAGATGGGAAAGCGCATAGCTGCCGTCGATGTCCTGGTCGGCCTCCATGTACTGCATCAACTCCCAGCTGCCGTCGCCGTTCTCGATCGCGAAAGCCCCGCCCTCGCTCAGGAATTGCTGCTCGGCCAGGCTGTCGAGCTCGTCATCTGGGCTGTCGAGCATCACATGCACGACGTTGGTCCGATCCGGATAATGCTCACTGGCCTGCGCCACATCGGCGAGCAGCACGCCCATGACAGTGTTGGTGCTGAATTCCGCTTCGGCCGAATAGTTGGCGCCGGCATCGGTGCTGCGCTGGACCGTCGCGCCGGGCCACACGTCGCCAGTCGGGCCTGCGGCCAGGTAGATCACCGGTGTGCCCATGTCGTGGGCGTCCGCCAACGCAGGGATATCGAGCAGCGCCAGCTCCGACGGAAGGATGATGCTCGGCGGCGGCGGCGTTACCGGCGGCTTCGGTACACCAGTGACGTTGGACGTATAGGCGCTCTGGCGGTCTACGCGGCAGGCCAGATTGAGCTGGCCTCCGGAGATTTCCATTTGCTCGATTCGCAGTCGGCGGATGCTGTCGCGCAGCGCCAGACCAACGGTATCCGCCGGCGCCAACCAGAGGAACGAGTCCGGGACCGAGAACTTCACTTCGCCCTCGGCATCAGCCCACGAGACCTTGTGGAGCTTTGCCGCCAGCTGCGCCGCTGCATCACGACTCATGGTGATCGGAGTCTGGAAGTTGGTCTCCCCGACGACGCGAACATCGGCGCTGCTGCGTGTGCTCGTCTCCTTGGCGGGCGCGTAGTCGATCTCGGCGTCTTGGTAGTCCAAGTTGAGCTTGCGCGGGAACTCGATCGCCTGCTCGCGCGTCGCCTCTTCAGGTATATCGACCAGGTCGTCGATCGTCAGCGTGGCGACCACCGGCTTACCGCGAAGGCGGTGGCGGATCTTGCCGTCATACTGCGGCGAGTCGAACAGGTAGGCGCTGCCGATGGATCTGATTGCAGAGGCGGCGCTATAGTCGCCGGCCAATACCAGGCCGTCCATCTGAAGGCCGTCCAGGTCGGTCACGTCCACTTCGCTTGCCGGCTGGTTAACGATGTCGTGGATGGCCAGCACTGCATCGTCGACGCCGATCGGCTGCCCATATGCCTGGTCTATCGTGAAATTGGCTGCAACGCTGTAGATATTCCCTGCAGAGTCTGGCGTTACATCAGTGAAGCTCATCATGTCGGTGGTGTAATACAGGAGATTTGAAAAGGCTCCTGTGCCTGCGACGACGATCAGGAATCCTGTGCCAACGAAGGTGATCGACTCAATACCTCCGATGAATGGACAGGCCTCCCAGCCCTCCCCTATGTCCCGAAGCAGTTTTCCGTCGGTAGAGCCTGCAGCCCATATCTTCTCCCCATTGACGAAGCCGGCCGACATCGCCTGATAAGTCGTCGTGGCTCCAGCCGGGATACTCATGACGGTTACTGCAGAGCCAGTGGTCAACGCAATTGCCCCGGCGGTAGCTCCACTGTTCAAACCGCCGATGCGCACCTCACCATCCAGGCCAAATAACGACCCACCGGTCGACATGATCAGTGGGTTCACTGCACCCTGCACCCATGATCCCGTTGCGCCCGAAGATCCCGAGTACCAGATATGCCCATCACCGCCAATCGTGACCGCAAAGCCGCCTGTGAGCGCCGCGCCAATGCCGGTACTCGACGGTGTGGCTGACAGACTGAAACTTGTCGCATTGTCGACTGATCGCAGAACGCCCCCGTCGGCCGGGATCAACACCACTCCATTCTCTACCGCGCCACGTCCACGCAGGATCGGTGTATCACCGGTAGCCGGAACCCACGTTATTCCGGCGTCATCGCTGTGTCGAACGACCGCACCAATGGCACTGATAATCCAACCGATGTACCGTCCCGAGCTAGCAATCATGGTTCCGATGTTGCTGGGAACCTCGAATAGTGGCCCACTCCAGTCCTGTGCGTCGGGGCTGTGTATACCGCGGTAGATCTCGTTGATAGGAGAAAGCAGCATCAAGGCATCGACGCTGACCACCTCTGCCGACGTAGCTACTTCAAACTTATAGTCAGAGATGCTCCTTCTATCCGTGATGTCCTTTTTTATGAACACCACGTAGGCGCGACCAACATAGGCTGGCACATTACCCACCCCATGGATAGCTTCCAGCTCGGGATCGGGCAGCTGGTCCTGCGTGCCCAAGTAAATCCGCATACCCGCGGCAAACTTCGCCGACTCGGCCAGAATGGTGCTGTTGGGCCTTACGTCATAGACAAGCTTTCCGTCTTCCCAGATGCGGGTGATCGCCGACAGCGGTCCATTCCAGCCACGCCCGATGCGGATGGCGAAGGATTTGTAGAGGCGCTCGGTCTGCGTCTCAGGACCGCCCTTGCCGCCCTGGCTCACCTTCCGAACGATATTCGTACCTTGATCGATGATGTTGCCAGCGCAGCAGCAGGTACCGAACAGGATCGGCTGGAAGACGCCCTCCGATGAGGTCTGCGTCGCCACGTCGCCGATCGATGGGCCCTTGATGACCTGCGGGTCCACGGCGTTGCCGACGATGCTGCCAATCGCATAGCCAAGTTGTGGCGCACCGAAGTACGCGCCGATGATTGCGCCGGCGATCGGCAGTACCTGGCGCGCCATTTAGACCGGCCTCCGGAAGACGTGGGTGATGCGCTGGATCATGTCGGCGGACAGGCCCTGCTCCAGCACCCGGCCTGGCTTCTTCCGACCCGGCGCCGGGCTGGCGTCGCCGTCAGCATGGATGATCGAGAGATGGCCGAGTGGATGTCGGCCGACGACGGCCATGTGATGCGGATGGATCTCGAAGCGCATGACGATCACATCGCCCGGCAGCAGATCAGTGCCATCAACGGGTGTGGTAGCGATGGGTTCGCCCAGCGCGAGCGTGGCGTGAGCCACCAGGCCATCGTTGTGCGGCTCCTTGCCGTACTTTCGGAAGTCCGGGAGCAGCACGCCCAGGTCGCGGAACGCTGCGACGATGAGGCCCGCGCAGTCCAGCCCACGCCGATCCCGGCCGCGGTGCCGAAAGGGCACATCGATGTATCGGCGCGCGGCGTCAGGCAGCGAGGTCGTCATAGGGGATATTCGAAGAGCCGCCCGAACCGGGGCCGCTGTTTGCGCCAGGCGTGGCGTTTCGTACGGCGTCGCCAATCGGGATGTCGGGCTCGCCATTGAAGTGCTGAGTCCACTGGGGGCCCCACCAGCGCTTGCAGCCATGGCTGTCGTCGCGCGCGATCTTGTTGCAGCCCTCGCGAATCTCGAACTCGTCGCCGATCTCGATGGGAAATCCAGTCGGGAACGCCAAGTCGACGCGGCCGGCAGCGGTGTTCCACTCCACCTCGCTCTCGCGGCCAGTGTTCGCCCCTGACGTCCAGCGCACCATGCCGAGCTTGTAGACGCCGTCGGCCGCGGCTCCAGGGAACGGCAGCGAGGCATCGGTGAACGAGTAGCCTGCCTCAGCGCCGACCGCAGTCACCGTGCCGGCAGCCCACAGCGGGCCGAGGTCTATGCCGCAGGGCTGGATTTCCTCCACCACCCCGCCGCCGGTGCCCTTAGGTTGGCTGCCGAAGGTTGCCCTACACGCGATCGAGTCGCGGGGACACACCGACTGCTTGAGCTTCTGCTGCAGCCCGCGCCATTCCGTCCAGAACGACAGCCCGTCGACCGTCTTCATCTGGCCAAGTTCGCCGCGCAGGATCTCCACCGCGCCGATGCTGGTGTCCTGGTAGTTCAGCAGGCGCACCACGAACCCGGCGTAGTCGTAGACCCCGGCCTGCACATTTCTCTCCGAGATCGGAAAGTCGAAGGTCGGCAACAGATGCTGCGCTTCGGCATTGTCCACATCGAGACCTGCACTTGTCAGCACGTCCGATGGCGTCACACCGACCGCCGCGAGATAGAGCAACCCATCGAACAGGATGTCGCGGTTCGTCATCGACGCACCGAAGCGAGGGAACGCTGGGTCCTTGGGAATGATCTCAATGACGTAGGTAGTGGTGGTGCGGCCGGAATCCAGATGGGCCTGCAACTCGATGGAAATGTCACGACCCACTGAGGTCTTCCTCCGGCGGGGCATCCTCGATCAGTTCCACTCGGCCGTTGATGGCATAGCTCGAGCTGGTCTTGTTGTCGATCGACATTGGCAGGTCGTCGTGGTTGAAGCGGACCCAGCGGCTGTACTGGCCGTCCCAGGAGATTTCCTCACCGCCAGCCATGGGAACGTCGAAGACCACCCGCCCCCGGTCGTAGTCCACCGAAAATTCCGTCGTGGCAATGCCGTCGACATAGAGCACCGGGACAGCCTGTATCGCAGCGCCGTCCGCGGCCGGGGTATATAGGGCGAAGACGTCGCCCTGGTAGTAGACGCCATCGTTCTCCGAGAGAACCGATAGCTGAAACTCCTGCTGCCCGGGTACGGCGATCCCAACGACGTCTCCGCTGGCTGCATGGCCAAGCGGATCCCAGTAGAGGAAGGCTCGCACCTGTGCCAGGCAGACCAGGTGCATGTTTTTGATGGAAGCGTATTTCGCCTGACTGATATTGAGGAATGGCATCTGATAAAGGTGCCTGGCCTGCGCCCACTGCGCGTTGCGGCGCTCTCTACCGTTGGCCATCATCACGATCCGTGTTCTGAAGGTCGGCCCGCCCTGCCATCCGAAGCCCTCGCACGCAGCGATGTACTTACGCAGGTGGCTGGCCGCCATTAGGAATTCCTCCCGCTGTCGCGGCGGCCGTTGTTGTAAACCGCCTGCCGAATTTGGGTGACGCTTCGGCTGTCTGTGCTTCCCGCTACATTGAAGTTGAAGATGTCACCGCCACGAGGGCCGACCCCTAGCTTTTCATTGGGTGTGATACGCACCGGGGCATCCCCGGTCAGAAGGTACTGTCTGCCGCGCACTGTGGCCATCTCGAACCCGCGCTCATTCACTGGGAACATCGAGTTCGCATCGCCCCAGCCACCGTTAGCGCGGCCCTGCCCAAAGAATCCAGCGATCATGCTGAGCCAGTTTCCACCAGCCGAACCCGTTGAGCTTGTCCCCTGTTGCCCGAATAGCTGATCGACCCAGTTCTGCGCAATGCGGCGCGCGATCATGTTGCCGATGTCGTCGAGCATGTCCTTGAACGAATCCTTGATCGACTTGTTGCCGCTGATCACATCCTCGAAGAAGCCAGCGAACGAGTCGCGCAGGTCATCCATAACGCGGATGCTTTCCAATTGATCTTGATAAGCCTCGGCCAACTGCTGAACCTGCTTACGCTGCTCGTCGGTCGCCTCGGCACCTAGGTGAGATAGCTCAATTGCCGCAGCCCGCTCACGATTCGTCATGCCCAGAAGGTCGAATTCCTGCCGCATCTGGTCGATCTGAGTATCCGCGTCCTCGATCTGCTGCCGGCGCGTATCGTCCTGCCTCTTTATCTCTTCGTCAGCCGCCTTTTGCAGCTCGGTCAAGCGCTCTTGCGTATCGGCCTGTTGCGACAAGGCAATGAGGTTGTTCTTCTGGGCCTGGGTCAGTTTGGACAGCTCAGTGTTCTCGATGTCGTACCTGACCTTGGCCTCTTTCGACACCTCTCCATGCAGCGCGATCTGCTCGCGCATTGACGCGACCAGCCCTTCGTACTGCTTGGTTAGCGCAGCGGCATCATCCTTTGCCTGCTTTCCAGCGGTCGGGTCGGCCAGCAACTTCTGCAGCTTTCCTTGCGCCGCCGCAGCATCAGCAGCCGCCTGCGCCTGGTCCTTGAGCGACTTGTAGTCGGAATCGCTAAGGGTCTTTCCGGTGACCCCAGCGAATGGACTACCGGCCTTCTTCTGCGCCGCGTCAAACTCTGCGTTGAACCTCTTCCATGACGCGGTGGCTTCGTCGCTCGCTGCCCCTATGCGGCCGAAACCGTCGGCGACAGAGCCGTTCGCTAGGCCCAGGGTGCTGATGTTGGCCTGGACCTCAGCGAGCCCCTTCGCCGCCTCGACGGCCACGCCGATCTGCAAGGCCAAGCCATAGACGGCTCGGTTATATCCATTGATAACGCCGACACCAGCACTCATAGCTGCGCTGATGACGGTCACTGCGTTGGCTGCTAGATTGCCGCTCTTGACGATCGCGGTGAGTTCCTGCGTGGTTTCCGTCAGAGACGGCAATAGCTGGGCGGCGATCTGTGTGAACAGGCCCTGCGTCGCGGCCTTGAGGTCATCCACCCGGTCGTTGAACGCTGCCGCCGCCGCCGCGGTGTCGCCACCGATGACGACGCCAAGGGCTTTCGCCCTGTCTTCCATCGACTTCAGGCCATCGGATCCCAGGTTCAAGAACTCCAGGAACTGGGCGCCGGACTTGCCGAACAGCTGCAATGCCAGATTGGTCTTGAGGGTCTGATCCGTGATTCCCTTGAAGCGATCAGCGACGTCGGGCAGAAGATCTTGGAAGGTCTTGAGGTTTCCCTCCTGATCTTTTACCGAGATCCCGAGCGCTTCGAAGATCTTCGCAGACGCGCTGGTCTCGTCGGCGGCGTCTGCGATGACCTTCGAAAACTTCGGGATCGCGCTGGTGAGCGACTCCAAGTCGGAACCGGTGAGCTTTGCGGCATATCCCCACGCCGACAGCTTCTCGGTTGAGATGTCGTAGCGAGCCGAAAGCTCGTCGAGCTTGTCGGCCTGGTCAATCGCGTCGTTCAGACCTCGCACGGCGGTGTCGACCAGCGCCAGGCCCGCCACAAAGCCAACCACCGCGGCGCCGATGCTTTTGAAGGAGCCCGTGATGGCGCTCTGCATCTCCTTCGCCCGCTTCTGGGTGGTGCGGGCCGCCTTGTCCATGCTCTGCTCGAACCCGAAGGTCCGAGCTATCAGGTCCACCGTAAGGCTGCCCAAATTTCTCGACGAGGCCATTTTATTTCACCCATCCCCAAGTTCTGCCACTGAGCACGTCATATGCAACGTGATGCGTGCACCCGACGATCCTTGCGATCTTTACCTTGGAAATGCCCTCGGCCCTTAGCCTCCGCATTTCGATCACTACCGATTCCGAAATCTTTGCTTTTGCCGCGCGCGATGCGGCCGCCGCTTTAGCCTTCCTTTGTTCTGAGTATTGGCCGAACTTTTTCCCTGTCTTTCCTCGACTGATCCTTGCCTTCATCTCGTCAGATAGCTTCACGCCACGGCGCGGCCCGAACTTGTTCCTGGCGCGCGCCGCTCTCAGCTTCGCTCGTGTTTCCTCGCTGTGCCTATATCCAAACTGAGATCCTGCCACCGGCGCGATGTTGTATTCCGGTGAGATCGAATCCATCGCTGCCTGTTCGTACATCAGCAGGTTCTCGCGCGAACAGAAGGCAATGGGCCGGAAGTCGAAAATATCCGGTCCATATCTGTCCCATGCGCGCTGTAGGTATCGGCTATGGTGGCGACCTTCAGACAACTGTCGCGTGTGCTCTTTCCAGCGCTTCTTGAACGAGACGGCACTCCCCACATAGCGATGACCGTTTACCAGGTTCTCGATCAGGTAGACCCCGGTATCATTTGCCATTGGCTGCTCTCGTCTTCATGGCCAGGCCCTTGAACAGCGCGAATGCTTCCGCGGCGCTGGGATTGCCTTCGGGTTCGGGTTCACGGGGGAATGGTGCGAGCTGGCGCGCCTTGATGCCTCGGCCCATGAATGGCGCCGCCGCGCGGGCGATGGCCCATTCGATGCGCAGCGGGGCGTTCAGTGGACCGTTTTCGGTGACGTAGGCCTGCCACATCGCAAGCTCTGGCATCGACATTGTTTGCTTCAACTCGGCCACCGTCCGGCCGAGCGCCAACGCGAGTTCGATCAGGAACCGATCTCGGTTGGTGAGGGGTCTTTTGGGTCATGCACCTCCTGGGCGGCCTTCATCATCGCCATGGCCAGGTTGGGGTGCAGGGATGCGGCCTGGTCGACTGTCAGCTCTTCCTTGCCGTCGTCGCCCAGCCGGATTGCTGCCGAGAGCAAGGTTGCGATGATCCGCTTTCCGGCGCCCTCGCCGATGAAGTAGCGCTGCCACTCCTCGATACCGAACTGGCGGACGAAGACATCACCCTCGAAGGCCTTCTTTCCGATCTTCCACTCGATGTGCTTCTTGACGGGCGCGTCGGGCACGAAGGCTCCGCCGTCGTGCAGCTGCTGGATGTTGAGCATGGTTCTCGCCTTGGATGGGTGCCGGGGCGGGAACGTAAGGCGAGGCACGCCCCAGGCCCCCGGCGTAAAAACTAGGGTCGCCTTAGCTGCCAGCCGGGATCAGTTCCGGTTCGCCGGAGACCTGGATGCCGACGGTCGAGGTGACCAGAGCAGCGAGCTGGAAGCTGAAGGGGAAACTGTTCATGAACCCTTCGAAGAAGATCCAGCTTCGCGCCGGATTCGGCACAAAGGAATATTCTCCATCGCTGTCGGTCTCAATGGTCGGAGGCACGTCGGGTGCTTCTGACCAACCGACCGCCCACTGCAACGTGGTGCCGGCGATCTTCAGCTGATGCAAGCGGACGTGAGATGCATTCTTCGGATCGATGTTGATGCCGAAGGTCGCAGTACCCGGTTCCGCCAGACCAGCTTCGTACTCGCGCGCGGGGGAGTTCAGGCAGGTCTTATCCAGCTGCGTGATGCTGGTGTCGATACCATCGATGCTGGTCGGGCAGTCGACCTCGATCAGAGAGCCGTCGACCGGGTCGATGGCATACAAGTTGGTGCCTTGGACTTTCATGATGTTTCCTCTGCTGGGGTTTTCGGCCAACAAAAAACCCCGCAGCGCGGGGTGACGGACTGACGCCGGCCGTGGCCTGGCTGGCTTCAGGGATGGGGATCAGCTGCCGCCGCGCGGCGTCCAGAACTCGACGGTGAAACTCACCCGGTACAGGCCGGTGCTCGGCTCCCAGTCCTCGCCGTTCCAGGCCACCAGGGTGTTCTGGGTCTGTTCGTAGGCATCGCGCAGCGCCGCAGCCACCGTGCGCGCGCCGGAGGCGTTCGCCGCATAGCAGTCGAACTGGATGCCGAAGTTGTCTTCGGCCGGCGTGCAGGACAGGGTGTTCTCGGGGGTGCCATAGACCAGCTGATGCACGGCGTAGGGGACGCCATAGCCAGCGGTCCCCTTCTGCGGTGCGATCGCGAACGGCCAAAGCCGGGTCACCGGCGAGCCCAGGATTGCCAGCACGGCGGAGCTGTCGGTGGCCAGTTCGAACACGGGCGGATACATGCTCACAGCTTCGCCAGCTCCTTGTCGATCTCGGTATTCATGGCCTCAGTGGTGACGGACATGGCGCGCTCCGCAGCGCTGGCCATGGCCGATCGCATGAACGGCTGCGCGCGCGCTGTCGATGTTCCGAACTCCACGAAGCGCCAATGCGTGGTATTGCCGCCCGGCTGTCCGTTGTCGCCATTGGTCGCGCGCGCGCCACCGGCGACACCGACCCGCATCAGGAGTCCACCGGCTTCGCGTTCTCGCTTCCGGCTCCCGCTGGCTACGGCGATGTTCTTGGCGATCTGCTCACGCGTGGCGGGATCGTCGATCGACTTGGCGTTGGCCTGTGCCTGCTGCTTGATGACGTTGGCGCCTTTGCGCAGCGCGCGCTTCAGGGCATTGCGGCCCAGCCGCTCCGGCAGCTGTCGCAGCTTTTTGTCGATCTCGGCCAGACCCTCGACCTTCACGGTGATCACGTCAGCCATAGCGGCCAGCCCTCAGGTCCTCGACTACACCGACCAGCGCATCACCTGATCGGATCTCGTCCAGCGTCCACTGCTTCCAAGCCAGCGCATGCGCCCAGGCCTCGCGGTCCGGGTCACACCGTCCACCCAGCTCACGTGCGGCCAGTGGCGCGGCCATGGCGCCGTCGCCGGCGGCGACCACCGGCTTCCCCGCCAGCAGCCCATCCACCCCGGTATTGCTGTTCCAGGTCACCACCACCGCGGCGCGCGCCAGCGTGTCCTGCAGCGGCCCGGTGTCCTGCTGCGTGCCGGCTACTGTGCGGACCACGCCGAGCCGGCGCACCTCCAGCGGATGCGGCCGAAATCGCACTGGAAGCCCATACTCGGCCGTCGCAGCCTTCGCCGCCGCCACATACCAGCCGGCCAGGTTCCGCCCCCGCAGGGCGGCGTCGCCGTGTACCTGGCCCACCAGCAGCACGTACTCTCCGCTTGGGCGCCACGGCTGCAGCGGCACACCCAGGCTCCGGAAGCGCGCGCCGCCGTCGCCCGGGTAGTCCGGGAAGGTGGCCAGGCCGTTCAGGCCGTTCCAGCCGATGCTGGTGTACTGGAACCGGTCGCCGACATAGCCGCGCTCGAGCACGAGCACATCCCGGCCGGCCTTGCGATGTTGCGCGCCGGTGCGCCAGCCCCAGCAGATCACGACGTTGGGGTATTGGCCCTGGACGCCATGCCGTCGCAGGCCTACCTCGACCGCCTCGCGATGCGTGATGTGATGCGGAGCGCGATAGCTGAGGTCGAACCGCATGGTCAGGCCGCCAGCACAACGCCGATGCCCATTGCCGACCCTTCGGCGATGAACTCGGCCACCTGGTGCTGGCCCTTCAGCATCTGCCAGAGGATCGGTACCTCTACCTCGCGGCCGTGCACCTTCTCCCGCTGCCCAATCCCGACGATGTCGTGGAAGGCCACCAGTGGCGCCATGCGGCCATAGTGCGTCCAGTCACGCGTCACCCCGGCCAGGGTGTGGTCACCATCGATCAGGATCGCGTCGAACGGGCCGCGGCCGGTGATCAGGCGCTTCGTCGCATCGGTCTGGGAATCACCGAATAGCGTGCTGCAGCGGTAGCCGCGGCCGTTGAGGTCGGCGACCGCGCGCTGCAGCTGCTCTCGGGACTTCGAAGTTCCCCACAGGCCGCCTGGCAGGTCCACCGCTACACCCGTGCTGCCTGCAGGCAGCGCCAGCATCACCTCGTGGAAGGTGTCGCCGTGCCGCGCGCCGATCTCCAAGTAGCGGGTGACGCCGCGCTCACGCAGCAGCGCAATGAACTCCCTAAGCTCCTGCTCGTTCTGGCTGGCCCTGCGGCCCGAGAATGTCTCCAGCATCTTCCAACCTCGCCTTGGGAAAGCAGTGCAGCGCCGAACCCGGCGTGCAGTTGATGACCTCGATCGCCTTGTGCAGCCGTGCCCAGCGCGCGTACTGCGCCAGGTGCACGCGCCGCTTCGCTTCCGTCGTATTGCTCAGGCCGTTCGTGTAGGAGCCGAAAAAGTGGCTGCCTCGCATGTCGAACCCCAGCAGCAGGATCCGGGTGGCGCCGGCGCGCCGCGCGCACTCCAGCGCCAGCACTCCGGAATTGACGACCGACCAGCCGATCTCAGGCATCCGGACCTGCTCCACCCCGCGAGGCGGCGTGCCCATGCAGAACCTCGGCACCGGCACCGCGGCGGCTTCCGGGTAGCTCCGCCACCAGGCCGCGTCGGCGCTGGCGATGAAGCGCGCCGCCGGCGCCAGCTCCCACGCGCAGCCCACCGCACCCAGCGGCAGGTGCCCCGCGCGCGCCGCCAACTCGGCCGATGCGCTCGGCCCCGGTGCCAACAAGGCCCAGGTGCTCACCGATCCAGCCGCACTCCTTCGGCCACCATCAGCGTCAGGTGCTCGACACCGGAATCAGCGTCTGGCAGCGCGGCCAGGATCGCGTACCACTTGCCGCGGTAGGCCACCCGCATCGTTCCGTCCACGTCGTCGCGGAAGCGGATCGTGATCCTGCCGCGCACCTCTGACTGCTCGGCCGCAGCGGCCAGGAACTCGCGGCCGGAGGCCGGGGCGACGTCCGCCCAGACGCTGGCCAGCTCGACCCAAGTGGCCACCATCTCGCCGGTGCTGGGGTTCTGGCCAATCTCCGGCCGCTGGATCTGCACCCAGTGCCGTAGCGCTCCCGCCGCAACACCGCTCATCAGCGCACCGTCGACCGCCGCAGTGGCACCAGCAGCGCCGTCGCGCCCTTTGAAAGCACGTAGCCGTGCCCGGCGTCGGCCGGCACGACGTTGTCGCCCTCGCCTTCGCGGAAGCGGAACTGCGACGCCAGCTCGATCAGCACCGCGCCTTGCACGTCCGGTCGCACGATCGGCTCCAAGCTGCTGTCGAGCGCCGCTGCCGGGTTACCGGCGCTGTCGATCACGACGTCGCCGGCGGAATCCAGCTCCGGCACGTACAGGCGCCAGGAATCCTTAAGCCATCTGGCGACCGCGGCCGACACGATCGGGATGAACAAATCCAGCCAGCTGTCATCAGGCGTGCCAGCGTCGATACGCAGCTGCAGGCGCGCCTGCTCGGGGGTGACCAGGGAGATCATCAGCCGACCCTCACCGGGGCGGTCTTATCGATGCCGTTCCGGCCGTCCTTGCCATCGCGGCCCTTGCGCGCGGCGAGGATCCAGTCGTCGGCATTCTCTAGGCACGGCTTCGCTGTCGTTTCGCGCTTCGCGATCCACAGCGCGCCGTCGTGCGTGGCCGACTCGCCCGCCTTGACCTCTTTGCCCTCTGACCAGAAGCCCAGGTGCTTCATGTACGGAAGCACGAACTCTCGGGACACCGCGCCGCGGTTGGCGCGCATGACGAACCCGCGCTCGGCCACGTACTCACCAGTGAAGTCCTCGAAGCTCAGTCCGTCGGCACCGTCGCGGCCATCCTTGCCCACCACCAATCCCAGCGCCTTCTGCGTGCCGTTGGTGAGGGTGACAACCAGCTCGCCCGCCCGATCGATCAGGGCGCTAGCCAGCCCGATGCCGTCGGCGCCGTCCTTGCCATCTGCGCCCTTCTCGCCGGGCTCGCCTTGCGGGCCCGGCGCACCGTCCTTGCCGTCACAACCGGCAGGGATAGGGTTGGTCTCGAGGTGCTTGGCCACGGCCTCCGCCGCCTTCAGGTCGGCCAAGGTCTCGAGCCGATCCGACGTGAGAAGCTTGGATACCGCTGCGTCAACGACAGCCGCCACATCCACCGGTTCTGCATCCTTGCCCGGGTCTCCCTGTAGGCCACGCTCCGGCGCGCGCGCCTCAAGCTGTTCGATGCGCTTCACCAGCGGGGCCACAGCCTCGCGGATCGTTTCGCCGACTGCTCGGCCGAACTCGACGGGATCGAAATCAGTCATGGCGTGCTGCGCTCCGCATGGCGTCGGTCGCCGTCTTGGTGTTCATGAAGGACCGCAGGCTGCGCACCTCGTCGCCCTCGGGTGCAGGATCGTTCGTTGCTGGCGGCGGATCAACCGGCGCGGCTGGAGCCGGCTCGATCCGGTTCTTGCGGACCTGGTCCAGGGGGAAATCCTGCTGCTGCATGTAGACCGTGTCGCCGCCATCCAGCGGGGAGTAGCCGAACTCGAATCTGCCTTCGTTCGGAGTGGCGATTCCGTCACCGACCAGCTTGCCCATCACCTCGGCCCGGCGCGCGAAGTCCATGCGCAGCAGCGGGTTCAGGTCAAGCTCCACGCCCAGCGGCAGCTTCAGCTCCAGCCCCTGGTCGAGCAGCGCCTCCATTGCTTCGATGTGCGCCTGCAGTGCGAACTGGTAGTAGACGTTGGTGATGTCGTCGGTCTTCAGGCCGGACGGGATCGTGCCAATGCCCACGATGAACGGGTGCACGCCAAATGGCTGGCAGATCTGTTCGTCGCTGTATCGCATCTGCTCGACAAGCTGGGAGTCGGCAGCCTTGAAGGCGAAGGCGACGTACTTCATGTCGGCTCCGATTACACCGACCTTGCCCCGGTTCTCACCCGTGAAGTTGGTATCCCAGTACTCCTTCACTGCTTTCGCGTCGTCCTCCGACATGCCGGCCGGTGCGGTCAGGATGCCACCAGGCTGAGCGCCATTCGCGAAGAACTGGGTGGCGTCCTTCAGGATCTTGAGGTTTTTCACGGCCGGCCAGTGCGCCGCGCACAGCGGCGGCACGCCGATCAGCTGGTGATGGAAGCAGTTCAGGCGGTCGTGGATGATGTCGCGCGCCGGGATGATCAGTTGCTCGCCGGGATATCCCAGCGGCAGAAGGTTCTCGCCCGTCTGGTAGTTGAGCTGGTAGAACACGCTGCCTCGCTCCGAGACCATCGGGATGACGCGGCATGGGTCCAGAATCCACATGCGGTTGACGACCCCGCGCTCGTCGTAGCCCTTCAGGACGTACGTGTTACCGTCCAGGAGCTTCGACAGGAGCCACGCCTCGCGGAACTGCTGCGCGGTCTGGTACTCGTTCGGCTTGCGCAGCACTGGCCAATGCGCGCTGTTCGTCGTGTTGACCTTCCAGATGCTGTTGGAGTCTACCTCCTTCAGCAGGAAAGGCAGCTTGCCGATGTCCTGGGAAATTCGGTTCAAGCAGGCGTACAGCGTCGGGTAGCAAGTCAGGTCGCCGCGCTTCTCTTCGATATTGCGCTGCCAGGCACCCGCGAAGGCCTCGGAGATGATGCGCCAGCCCTGTCGCCAGTTGGCCACGGGGGACAGCGCCTTCTGCAGGAATCCGGCGCCGTGCTTACGCACGCCGGCCTCCGCTGCCAATTCGGATGCGGTGAAAGTCATTTCAGCCCTCGGTGCTCAGGTCGCGGCGCTCGTACTGTCCGGGCGCGGCGGGCTCTGGGACAGCGCCAGCCACCGGCGCCGGCTTGGCCTTAAGCGCGCGCGGCTTCGACACCTTCGTCGCGATGCCAGCTTTGATGAGGCGGCGGGCGCAATCCTTGCCGACCTCGCGCTTATGCCGCGTGGCTTTGTACTGGATGAGCATGGTCGATCCTCAAATGACGAGGGCGGCCGAAGCCGCCCCCGTCTTCCGGGTTACGGGGTCTGGCAGGCCGACCAGTTGACGTAGCCCCACACGACAGCCTGAGCACGGCGCTTCTGCCAGTTGAGGAAGCGCTCGACCAGGAACGCGACAGAGTTCGTCTGGAACATCGAGACGACCTGGGTCGCGGTCGGGGTGATGCTGTTCTGCGTCGGCGCGGTGTCCATCTGCAGAGACGCCTGGTCGGAGATCGAGACCTGGATGCCACCCTCGTCGCCGAGGAAGATCTCGTCGCCCTTCACCAGCATCACCACGGCGCCGTCGGAATCCACCGTCGCGTACTGCGACGTGAAAACCGGCAGGCCGGCCAGCGTGCCACCGGTGGGGCTGATGCCCGGGAACGCGGTGGCGCCGACCTCGTTGGCCACGAGGGACAGCGAGACCGCCACGGTCTCCGGCATGATCCAGAACGCGCCGGAGACCGACAGGTTCTGGCCGACCAGGGCGTTGAGGAACTGCTCGAGGTCGCAGCGGATGCCGGCCACCGTACCGTCGCCGGTCAGGTTCAGCGGGGTGACACCGTTGCGCAGGCCAGCCGGCGCTTCGTCCGCCACCGCAGCATCGGCGCTCACGAACGTGGTGTCGATGGTCGCCACCACCGAGCGCGCCAGCTCGTCGCGCAGCAGGGTGTCAGCCGCCGGCGACGAACGGCGCAGCAGTTCCTTCGTCGCCACGGCGATCGCGGTGACCTTCAGCGGCTCCAGCTTGGCCTTGGTGTAGGTCCACTGGGTGACCGCCTTGCCCTCACCTTCCTTGGTCCACGCGGCATTGCCGGCCGTGGCCTGGATCAGCACCGGGGTGTCGAACGGAAGGCGGCGCAGGCGATCCTGGACCTGACCGAGCACGGTGCGCGGGCGCAGGTACTCGACGAAGTCGGCGAAGGCCGCGCCGCGGTCCAGGACCAGGTTGTTGGCCCACGGATCGGACAGGGTGCTCGCGGCATTCGCCGCTGCCTTCTGGGTGAGGGTTTCGACCAGGCGCGCATCACCCGGATACAGGTGCTTGGCGACGTCGGCGGCCGGGACGTTGTGCTCGCGCGAGTGCCACAGGCACTTCGCCGCGCGGGCGAAGCCGATGCCGGGATCCAGCTTCTGCGTGTTCTTCGGTTCGGCCGGCGTGCCGGTGCCACGCTCGATGGTGACCGGCTTGTTCGCGTTTTCGGTACCGTCGGCCGGGCGGGCGTTGGCCTTTTCGACCTCTTCCATCTGCTCGAGGTCGCGCAGGTTGCCGATGTTCTTGTCGATGGTGCCGATGTCGGTCTTCAGCGAGTCGAACTCCTCCTGCTCGCCGGTGTCCAGGGTACGACCCTGATCGGCCGCCTTCTCCTGGATGGCCTTCATGCGTTCGGCCTTGCTCTTGCGGGTGGCCTGCAGATCGGAGATCTGCTCCTTGTACGTCTTCATCGCGTGGTTTCCTTTGGGATGAGCGCAGCCCTACGGCTCCCGTTCCACGGGGAGCACTGCCTGCGTACTGGTTTAGGTGCCGGCCGTGCCGGCGGTGTTCAGCGCAGGGAGACGGCCCCGCTCCGGATGTGCTGGTCGCGCGCGGACATCAGCTTGATGCCGCGGCGCAGGTGTTCCTCGTCCATCGCCTTGATGGTCTGGATCGTGGCTTCGGCATTTGCCGCCACGGTCACTGCCGACAGCTCGAGCCAGTCCCACTTGAGGAACCGGCGTCCCCAGCTGCCGTCGATGTTGGCCGACTCGATCGAGGAGAAGCCGATCGACAGGCCGCGGACCAGGCCGGACTTGATCGACTGCCAGGCTTCATCGACCCGGTCCTTAAGCGTTCCGGGCTCTTCGATCTTGACGATCTGGATCTCGACGTCGATTCCGGTGGTCTTCACCGTGGCCTTGGTCACATGGCCGATCGGTGCGTCGTGCCGGTGCTGCCACAAGAACGGGAGCGGTAGCTTGAAGATCGCGCCCTTCGGCTCGACGATGTCGTCCATACGATCCGGGGTCGGCGTTGACGCGATCCCGGTCAGGATGCGGCGCTCGTCGTCGATGCCCTTCATCTCAAGGACGCTGTAGGCACGGTTCATTTCCATCTCGGTTACCCCAAGGTCATCAGGACCAGCTTCTTCTTCTGCGCCGCCGGGTTCAGGGCCATCAGCGACACCGCATTGAACGTGGCCATCAGCGGGTCGATCTTCGCCGTGCCGCTGGCCTGCTTCGTGATCGTGATGGCGTTGCCCTTCGGCTCAACCTTCGCGTTGCCCACCGACCAGGCCATGAGCGGCTGCGCCCCATGAACCAGGTCGCCGCCAGCGACAGCCCGCTCGGTCGTCTTGATCGCGCCGTTGAGGCGCCAGCCCTGCGACACCGCGACGATGTGCTCGATCGTCAGGCCGTGCCCGGGCAACGTCAGCTCGTCCACGACGGCGCCAATGCCGGCCGAGTCGACGCCGACGGCGTGCTTCTCCGGCAGCAGCCGCGCTTTGGCCAGCCGGCGGACCACGTTGGCCACGCCGACCACGTCCTCGCCGGGCGACGCCACGATGGTCAGGTTGCCGGCCGCCTCCAACTCACGCAGCTTCGGTTCGATCGCCTTGCGGCGCTCCAGCACGATCTCGTGCGCCCAGGCATGCGCCCAGAGCAACCAGCGGCGCGTCTCTCGCTCCCGTCCCAGGACCGCCAGGCCCAGCAGGTCGTCCAAGCCGCCGCCGTCGATTCCGACAACCGCGACCTCGCAGCGTTCGATCAGCGCGTCGAGCGTCAGCGCGGCATCGCCCGCCGCCGGCCAGAAGTCCGCGCCTGCCCAGTTGTCAGCCATCAGCGCCTGGCCGATCTGGATGTTCAGGTGCTGCGACGCCCAGACCCGCAGCTCGCTCTCACTGGTCGCCTTGGCATCCGCGTGGTCTGCCTGCAGGCGCTCGACCGTGATCGACTTGCCCAGGTTGGGCGTCACCAGAGGCCAGAGCTTGGGGTCCTCCCACTTCCGGTCCGGCGACTCCTGAATCTCGCGAGGGAACTCGAACAGAACCGGGAGCATCGCCCCCTCGCGCTTCCCGTCGCGGATGTCTCTGGCCTTGGCCAGTTCCTCAGCGAACACCCCCACCGGCGGCTCATCGGACTGGGTCGTGATGAAGGCCAGGAACGATTCGGGGAACGGCAGCATGCCGCCGCGGATCTGCCGCAGCGCCTTGGGCGCCTTGGCCATCTTCGCGCAGACGTGCAGCTCGTCGATCAGCGCCCCGCCGGAGATCTTCTGGCCGGTCAGCACCGCCGGATCGAAGGTCATGATCTCCAGCTCGGCCTTCGTCTCCCGGTGCAGGATCGTCTTCAGGTGGTAGCGGACGTGAAACTTCTTCGACAGCACAGGATCCAGGTCGATCGCGCCGGCGGCGGCGTCGAACGCCAGCTGGGCTACGTCCTGCACCGGCGCCGTCATGACGAACCCAGCGCGGGGCCGGCGGTTCATCAGCAGCGCCGTCACCATCAGCAGCGCGCCATCGGTGGTCTTGCTGTTCTTCTTCGGCACCAGCCCGAACAGCTCCCGGATCATCCGCTCCCGGGTCTCCGGGTTCACCGAGCCGAACATGGCCCGGACGATGTCGCGGAACCATTCGCCGCCGGCCTCTTCCATTGTCGGCGTCCCGGGAACGTCGGCCAAGCGCAGCTTGTTGAAAATCCGGACCGCCCTCTCCCCCTCCTCTGCCCACAGCGGCAGCGCCGGCACCAGCGAGCGGCCCGACTGCAGCCGATCCCACCAGTCCCTGCAGGAGAGGTCCCAGCCCATCAACGGGCCTTGCGGTGCAGCGGCGTCACGCCGGCCGGCAGCAGGTCATCCCAGTCCGTGCCGCGCGCCGCGGTCGTCGCGTCGGCCTCCGCCTGTTCCTTCTTGCCCTTCGGCTTCTCCTGCTCCGCCGGCGGCGCTGCCATCGCAGGGGTCAGCGCAACGTATGCCTTCTGGGCTGCCACGTTGCCCTTAACCGCTGTCCTGTGCATCGCGTCCAGGACCTCAAGCCGGCGCGAATAGGCCCCGACCGACAGCTCCCGCTCGAAGTGCTTCTCCAGCGTGTTGCGGGCGATGCCCAGGCCCAGCGCGATCTCCTCGTGCGACATGCCGGCGCCAGCCGCCACCGATACCTTCCGGCGCTGCGCCGCGGTCGGCTTGAAGGCCGGTCGACCCGATTTCGTGTTTTTGCGCATAAATGGGCTCGGGCTGGAATTACCAGCCCAGAAAAAAACCTCTCCGTGAGTTCGGGGCGCGGTGTCCGCCGATCAGTCCTGCCGTTTTTCGATATCCCCCCCGGGGTGCTGCCGCCGGGGGCTGAACAGGGCTTTGAGCAGGGTCCAGCGCGACACCGCGCGGTAGGTCCGCACGTCGACCGACAGGTCGGTCGTCTCGACCTCGAACTCTGTGACCAGCAGGTGCTGTTCCAACTCGACGTGCCATACGTCGCCAACGCGAGCCTCGATCGCCAGCCGAGCGACACCTGCAAGGCGCTGTCCGTCGACGTAGACCTCGGTTCCACTGGTGGAGATGCCATCGCCAGGCACGACCCGGATCTTCTGCAGCTTCATCGTTGCGTCCTCGCTACGCCGCGCTTCGCTTCCTCGCGCGTCTTGGCCTCATGGCAGTCGTCACATATGGCCTGCAGGTTGACCCGGTCATCCGTGCCACCTTCGGCCTGGGGGACGATGTGATCCACCTGGGTGGCCTCGGTGTATCGGCCCTGCGCCTTGCAGGGCTGGCACAGGTGCTTATCCCGCTGGAGGATGGAGTCCCTCAGCCGGCGCCATGGCCTGCCGCCTCTGCCCTGCCCGTAGTTCGACGCGATGCTGCTGGTGCTGGGCAGCGAGGCAGGCAGGGTGCCCTGCCTGGAGCCCAGGGCCTTGAGCCTGACCATCAGGCCTCAACCGTGATGCGTAGCCGGCCCTCTTTCAGCACTAGGCCGCGCCGGATCCAGTATTCCGTCTTCCGCCAGTCCGGCTCCAGTCCGGTGATGACTGACACCAGCACCACCGCGCATAGGTAATGCTTCAACCACCAGCGGGGCCGCACCTGCACGATGATCGTCTGACGTCCAGGCATCAGCCCATCCCCATCCCGCGACCCTTGGGGGCCAGCTCTGGTACTGCCTCCTGCTCGTCGAACTCGCCGGCCGTGGCGCGCGCCAGCAGGGTGATCCCTTCGGCAACCAGCAGGACCGCCTGGTTATTCCCGGTGATCGCCAATGCCTGGCTCTCGAGTGCTGCCGCCATGCGATTCAGGGCCGCGATCAATTCCGCTTCCATCCTCCACCTCGCCGTGGATACCGATCACCTTGCCGACCGCCGAGGTCACTGCCACGGCAGCACCGATGGCGGCAGCCTGGGCCAGCTTCCGCTTGGCCTTCAGCTCCGCCTTCTTCTCCAGCCACTTCTTCCGCCGCTTGGCGCAGGCGCTGCAGGCCATTGCTCAGTCCTCGGCCTTGAGCTGCAGCTTCCGGATCTCGCCCATGCGGCGATCGCAGTCCGTCTGCGCCGGGATGTTCGTGTTGTAGGCCCGGACCAGGGCCTCGACCGTCCGCTGCTCAGCGCGCAACGGCGGGCATGGTTGGATCAGCGACTCGGGCAGCGCCACCGGCTTCTCGACCGGCACGTAGACGACCTTGGGCACCTCGGGCTTGCGGGCCTCCTGACAGCCAGCCATGACAAGCACCAGAGCGATCACAGCAACGGGATGTCGGGGCACAGCTCGATCTCCAGTTGGGCGGCGCACGAAGGCTTCGCGCGGGCCTTGTCCAGCGCGCGCGCGACGGCCGCAACCGATGCGTCGCGCTCCTGGGCCGACTTTCCGGCCCGGGCATCGGCCGCGTTCGCTGCGGCCCTCCATTCCTGGGCGCGCTGCTCAGCCTCGCGCGCGCCCGCGGAGATCTCGCTCAGAGCGTCGCCGCAGGCGTTGGCCGCAGCCAGATTGGCCTGCGCGTCCTGCTCGGAGGCAGCCAGCACCTTGGCGTTCGCATCGCGCTGCGACTCCTGCCCGTGCCGGCAGCCGGTGACGAATAGGCCGCCTGCCAACAGGCACCACAGGCCAACTCTGATCAGCGCCAGGTATGGCCTGATCGGGTCAGGCAGCTCCATCGCCCTTCGCCTTCTGCCTGAAGCTGGTGGCCACCGGCACGAGGAAAGCAGAGCCCACTGCCAGCGCGCCGAGGGTAATGAGCACCCATTCCGGGAACACATCCTGCGCGCGCGCCGGCATCAGCGCGTAGGCACCCAGCGCCGCGGTGGCGGCAGCCGAAAGGAGCGCCAGCCACGTCGAGATGCGCCGCGCCAGGCCACTGAAGTCGAATCGGTGCTTCATCGAACCCCCCTCAGCTGCTTAAGCTCCTTGATGTCTTCGTCGTGCTGGTCGATCTTCACAGCCTGTTTGGCCAGTTCGAGCTTGATCGCCGGCACGTCTGCGAGCTGCGTCTGAATGATGGACAGCCGGTCTGCCATGACGGCCTGCTGCCTGGCAACGTCGCCGACGGCATCCTTTGTTTGCAGCACCGTGTTGCCGAACCAAGCCAGAACCAGCGAGATTAGCAGCGCGGCACCACTGACGATCCAACGCTCGATCGGGCCAAGCGTGAAACGCATGCGGCCGTCTTGGGCGGGCTGGGCTTCCATGCTCACTCCGCGATCTGCCCGCCCGCTCGGCGGTACGCCGCCAACAGGTCATCCATGGCATGTTCGTGTTGGCCATATCCGGCGCCAGGCAGGCTGGCCCAGATGTTCGAGACCTTGGCGACCGCCGCGCGGATGTGGCCGGTCTGGATCAGCGGCAGCGCCCGCCGCTCCCGGATCTGCTGTAGCGCGACCAAGTCCTGGCTCAGAGGCGAGAAGTCCGGGAGGCGGAGGGTCTTCCGGTAGGCATCCCAGTAGCGCTGCAGCAACTGGTAACGGCCGGCTGCGGTGGACGACAGCTTGGCCGAGAGGCGCACCAGGCGGCGCGGATGGTCGGCATAGCCGTGGAACAGGCCGCCGCCGACCACGACGTCATAGCCGTGATCATTCGTCGGCTGCCGGCCGTTGTCCGTGCCTTCGGACCAAGCCAGCATGTCCAGAAACGCCACGACGTTCCGGCCGCCAGCGATTTCCGGCTTGATGGCGGCCATTGCCTTCTCCGTTCTAGGCTCAATCGGCCGGGGTGAAGTCGGCGTAGTACTTGTGACCGACTTCGAACTGTCCGAACAGGGCCGGATTGGCGATGTAGATCGACAGATCTGCGGCCGGAGTGAAGCGGGCGAAGGAGTTGTCCTCGTCGGAGCCATCGCCGGCATAGCCATCGCTCTTGCATACGGCAGCGAACGTCACACGCTCGCCCGTTTCGAACTTTTCGACCTTCGTGACGCCGAACTTGGCACGCATGGTGGTCACTTTCATCTCCCGGCAGCGCATCAGCAAAAGATTCCCGACCCGCGGTCCAGCTGGTCCGAAGGTTGATCTGGCGAGGGGTGGGGAATTCGGGCGCGGGCCACCGGCAGTGACCGGCGGTTGCCTCAGCTCAGCCCCCCGTAGGCGTTGCCGAACCCGCAGAAACGACGAAGCCCCGGGCTCGCGCCAGGGGCTTCTATGTCAGCTTCGCGGATTTCACACCCTTCTGGATAATCCGTCAAGCACTCCGAGTTTCAGGCCGGTCCACCGGCAAGGGGTTGTCATCCGCCCGCTTGCTCTTAGAACCCACCGCTGTGACCACCTGCACCAGCGCAATACCGGCCGCATGTCGTATTCCATCATCCCTCCTCCGTCGGATGGTCGGGCAGCGGCATCCAGTGGGTGGGCTCGCCATAGTCGACGTAGGGATTTGCATTGGACGCAACCCACGCCCTTTCGTCTGAATCCCAGCGACCGACGGTGCTGCCCGTCATCGTCTGGTCATCGTACCCATTCCACGCGAAGGCTCCGAAGAGCAGTAGCTCAGTGCCATCCTTCGGCGCGGTCTCGATTGGCTGCCATGTGCCCATGCCGCCCATCCTACGCCGCCCTCGCTACGCCGAGCAGCATGCCATGCACCCGCTCAGTACCGCGTCGCGCCATATCGACGTAGCTCGGCTGGCTGACCATTGGCAAGCCGGCATTGGCCAGCAGCAGGTTGGCCGTCTCCCAGCGCTCCACCTTCCGACGGCCCTGGCCGCAGTAGTAGGCGCGCAGAATCCAGCCGATCGCCGGCGCGTGGCGCGCGATCTCGAACACGATGTCCTCGATCTGCTGGGCCTCGGCATCTACTTCCAGCGGCTTAAAGCCGATGGCGCGCGCCGGCATCTCGCCGCGATGCTCGATCAGCACCTGGAGGATGTTCCGGGACTGGTGCCCTAAATACTCGCAGTCCTTCGCCAGCGCGAAGACATCGCCCCAGTGCTCCAGGCGCCGCCTGACGTATTCGTTCATGGTGTCAAGCTGCATCATGGAACTCCTTCAGCGTTTCATCGTCCAGCCGGAACTGCGGCAGCCGGCCATCGTCTTTGCACATGCCCATCTGCCGGGATTCGTTTCCGCGGCAGTGGGTGATCCCGAGGGTGACCGCGCGGCAGGCGCAGAAGGTGCAGAGGCCGCGCGCGCGCACCGCGGCGGCGTACCGCTTCCGCAGCAGCTTGTCGTAGTAGGCCTCCGGCCTGGACAACCCGAGCGGGTCGAGGCTCATGCGGCCATGGCTCCCGTCAGGTGGCGCTGCTGGTGCCATAGGGCGAGCAGGTAGGCCTCGGCCCGGCCGTGGTCGCGCTTGCGCTTCAACTGGTCGGCGACGCTGGGGAACCGCGCGATCGCCAGCACCCGGGATGCGTCCTTGTCCTCGCCGATCAGGCCGAAGTGCCGCTTCCAGCTCGCCGGCTCGGCCAGGCTGAAGTCGATGCCCATCACCGCCAGCACCGTCTTCGCGGTGGCGTAGCTCTCGCCGAAGTTCATCGACGACTGGGCGCCAGGGCGGCGGTCACCCTTCGGCGGCATCGCCCTCACCCGCTCCACGCACCCGCTGAAGGCGGCGCCCAGGTGAGCTTGCCGAACCTGGCGCACGAAGGCGGCGATGGCGCGCGGGTCGACCTCGGTCTTCGTGCCCACCGTCATGGTCGGCATGTCCAGCACCGGGCCGGCTTGGCCGTCGATCACTACGCCCACCGCACCGGTCAGGCCAGGGTCGATTCCGAAGGTGACATGCAGGCTCATCGGGCACCCCGGCGCACGCAGCGTGGCTGGGATCCGTTCCTGGCGATCGCCGCGCGGTTGGCGGCCCGCTGCTTGCCGCGGGCGGCGGCGATGCAGCGCTCCAGCTCTACGATGGTGCTGGCGCCGGCCCGAACCATGTCGATGTGCGCCCGGTAGATCGGATATGCCGTCTCGAAGTCCACCCGGCGCGGGAACTCGCGCCCCTCGAAGGTGATCATGCGGCCGACCTCCGCTCCTGGTCGGCCTCGTCCCAGCCTTCCCGCCAGCGCTCGCGCAGCGCCTGACTTTCGCGGTCCATGCCGTAGCGCGGGCTGCTGTCGCGGGACTTGCCGGCTTGGCGAGCGCGGCGCCCGGCTTCGAATGCCTGATCGAATTGCTGCTGATTCATGCTGTCCTCTGCTGTTGAAGGCGGCGCAGGGTGATGTTCAGCGCCGCGAGTTCGTCCATATGCATGACCAGCCACATGCGGCGCTGGCCGTGGATGCCGTTGAAGCTGCCCTGGTGGCAGTCCTTGCACAGGGCGACCGTGGTGTAGTGCTGGCTCTGATTGATGTGGTGCGCGTCGCTCGGGGGGCTGTGATCGCAAACGGAACACGGCAGTGACTTCACTGCGTCGATGTGCGCGCGCTCTGCCGGGCTGATCGCCTTGGCGTTCTTCGTGCGCATCAGGCTGCCCTCTTGTAGGCGGCCTTCTTCTCGCGAAAAAGGGCTTCGGCATCTGCAGACGCGCACCCGCACAGCTTCACGCACACGCCGCTCTCTTCGAGTTCGCGGACGCTTCCGTACCAGCTCCAGGCAGACCCCCATTCGCCGACAGCACCGCACAGGTCGCAACGGTGGAGTGGATGCTTCCCATCCCGTACTCGCTTCCAGCTGATCTCGCGGACATTCAGATCGGCGTAGTAGTCGATCGCATTGTTCATGCCGCGCGCCTCCGCTGCTCGCCATCGCGGTTGCCGTGCACCATCTTCCAGAAGTCGGCGCGCACGTCGTCGAGCAGCACCTGCGCGTAGTGCCGGCCGATGTGGGCGGTGATCCCCTCGAAGAGACGGCCGAACTCATCTTCGTCCATCGTGTCGAAGGCCAGCGACCGGGCCACCGTCACCGGGATGGTCTCGATTGCCGGCAGCACCGCCCGGAGCAGCTTCGCCGCGCCGGCGCCGAACGCCTCATCGACGATGGCCAGCACAGCGGAGATCACCGGCGAGGCATCCATCTCGATCACCTCGCAACAGACGCCCGCCTCCCGCTGCAGGCGTTTCACCGCTTCGTGGCTGTCCAGGCTTTCCCAGCCTTCGACGTTGTCGACCATGAGTTGGCCGACGGCATGCGCCAGGCGGTGGAATGCGCGGTTGCGCGGCGCCTTGATCTCCAGCCGAAGTTCCTGGCCGCGCCGGTAGCCTCGCTGCTTCATCAGCTCTCGGTCCACGGCATGTTCGGCCAGCAGCGCCAGCCGCTCCTCGCCAGTAGCCAGGACGGCGACCCGATCCACGACCGCGTAGATCGGGCGCGCCGCGCGCTTGGCGCGGATCTTTTTGGCAGCCTTCGTGAGGGTCATTCGGTCACCTGGCGCGTGGCGCCTGTCGCTGGCTTGCGGAAACCTCGCGGACGAGCCGTCGGCTTGCTGGCCGGTTCGCTCTCGATCGGCGCCGGCTGCCAGTACTCGGGCAGGTTCTGGAACCGGAAGCGCTCCGGCGTGTAGAGCACTCGGCAGTCGCCCGGCGGCCCGCTGCGCTGAATCGCCACGATCAGCTCAGCGGTGTCCTTCCAGCGGCTGTCGCGTTGGTAGACCTCATCGCGGTAGATGAAGATCACCGCATCGGCGTCCTGCTCGATCGAGCCGGAGTCGCGCAGGTCGGACACGATCGGCCGCTTGTCGACCCGCTTCTCGAGCTCGCGATTGAGCTGGCTCAGCAGCAGCACAGGTACGCCGAGTTCGCCGGCCATGAGCTTGAGCGCCCGGGTGATGTCGCCGATGCCCTGCGCGCGGTTGTCGCCCACCACCGTCATGAGCTGCAGGTAGTCGATCACCACCAGGCCCAGTGTCTGCCGCGCGTGTTGCCGGCGCACCTGCGCAATGACGTGCTCGACGCGGGCGTTGCGCGGCCGACTGACGAAGATGCTGGCCGAGCTCAGGCGCTTCATCGCGGCGGTGACGTTGGTCCAGTCGACGTCGTCCAGGTCGCCAGAGCGAATGCGACCGCCGTCGACGCCGCCGATGCTCGCCAGCATCCGGTCGCCCAGTTCCTCTGGCTGCATTTCGAAGCTGAAGACCGCCACGGCTTGGCCGCGCGTCAGCGCGCAGTACTCGGCGATGTTCTGCGCCAGAGTGGTCTTGCCCATCTTCGGGCGCGCCGCCAGGACGTACAGGCAGCCGGGCCGCAGCCCACCGAGAATCTGGTCGAGGTCGTCGATCCCGGTCGGCAGGCCATGCATCACGGTGCCGGCGCGGGAGCGCTGCTCGAGGCGATCGAAGACCCGCTGCATGACTGGCGCGACGGGTTCGAGATCGCAGGGTTCGTTGTCCAGCAGGCCGCCGATGCGGCTCTGTGCCTCGCCAACGAGCTCCACGCTGGAACGGCCGTCGGGCTGGAACCCGTCGTTGACCATTTCGGTCCCGACTTCGATCAGCCTGCGCAGGCGCGCCTTGTCGGCCACGATCTCAGCATAGGCGCGGATGTTGGCCGCCGACGGCGTGGTGGTCGCCAGTTCGAGCAGGTACGCGCCATCGCCCACCTGCTCCAGCAGGCCGCGGGACTGGAACCAATCGCCCAGCGTGACGGCGTCGAACTCCGCCTGTTCCTTTTCGGCCAGCTCCTTGATCGCGCGCCAGATCAGCCGATGGTCGCGGCGGTAGAAGTCCCCTTCCGTCACCACGTCACAAACTTGCCACCAGGCTTTGCCGCGAAGCATCACGCCTCCCAGCACAGCCTGCTCGGCATCGACGCTGTGCGGCGGTACGCGCACGCCAGCCACCTCGGCACCAGCGCCATAGAGCTCCGCCAGCCGGTCCAACTCGTTCGACGCGTTCATGCCGCGGCCTCGGACATCGCGCGATCAAACAACTTCGCGATCACGTTCTCCCGCAGCAAGTACTCGAAATCGGGCTTCCAGTTTTCGTGTCCAGGGCCGCCTCTGGCGCGGCCGGCGTGGAAGTCGTCGTCGGCCGCGGTCTCGAACAGCGCCTGCCAGAACGCGGCGGTCACGCGCTCGTTGCCGTAGAGCTGCAGGCAAATCGCGCGACAGGTCGGCAGCGCCTTCTCGACGGCCTTCAGCCGCGGCTTGTTGAGCACCGCGCACGCCGCAAGTTCACCGTTGGGCTTGGCCAGGAGCCGGTTGTAGGCCTCCTGGGCCTGCTCGGAGATCTGCTGGATCCGGTGAGCCTTCCGGGCTTTGAGGTCGGCAGGGGGTGAGGCGTCGCCCGTTAGCGCGAGCTGCGGGGACGAATCCGACCGAAGGGAGGATTGATTCTCCTGTTCCTGTTCCTGTTCCTGCTCTTGGCTTGGGAGGGGCTTGGAAGGGCCTTCGTAGAACTCGTAGCCACGAGCATCGCTTAAGTGATACTCAGGGTGATACCGAAGCCAGAACTCGTAAAGGAATGGGTTGTCTTGGAGGGCGTCGTATTCCTTCTGGATTCCCGCGCAGCGATTGTCGGCAGCCTTGAGGTTGCTACCGATCTGGAACTTGGCCATCTCTTCGACCCACACCATTTCAGAAGCATCGTCGTACCTGCAGAAGCCCTCTTCGATGCAGGTCTGAAGGCCCTTCGTAGCCCCTTCCAAGCCAAGTCCGGTTTCATGCGCCATGTAGAGCAGCGGCTGGTAGAACAGGCCGAGCATGTTCGAGTGCGGCGAGGTCATCAGGTACATAGCGACGACGACCCCTTCGGGGCCCTTCTTGCGGATGGCCTTCCCCGTTTCCCCTGTCCAGAACTTCGGGACCACCTTCGCGTAGTCACGCATGACGGCTCTCCAGCCGGGCAGCCTGCTCCATGCGTGCGACCTGTACGTCGCTGCGCGCCAGCACGCGCTCCCGCATCAGCTCCCATAGCCGGTGCTGTTCCGGGCCGTTCTCCAGCAGATGCTCCAGGCGAAGGTCGTGGGCCATGCGGCGGATCGATCCTTCGCGAGCGATGTCCGCTGCGGTAAGCGTTGTGCTCATACGCTACCCCGCTCTGAGTCCGCTTCTGCATGCCGGCTCACCTGAGCGATCGACGCCATGACCGTCGCGCACGCGCGCGCTATCTGGTCCGCCTCGTTTCGGGTGATTCGGCCGTCCGACATGGCGTCCCGGACCAACTGCGAGAGGTCGCCGTTGGCAGAGGCCGCATCAAGCAGCGAGGTGATGACCGATCCCGACTGAGGCGCATCCACCAGCAACGCCACGAAGCCATGGTTAGCGCAAAGCGCATGCAGGATCCGGAAGTCTCCGGTCTTGCCCATCAGGGCATCGGCTTCCTGCAGGCTCAGTAAGTTGCGGTCGTTGTTCGGGTTGACCTTGCCGCGGAGCACGGCGGCGGACATTTCGAGGCGGGGAGCCAGAGCTTCCGACCCACCTGGATATTGGTGGACGGTGTCGTAGGCAGCATCGGTGACATTCACGGGGACGACTCTCGAATGGAGACGGGATTGCTGCGGTGCCGCACGATGGCGACATGGACGAATTGCAGAAGAAGCTGAAAGCGGCGAGGCGGCGTGGACCAAACGTGTTCACCATCGTTCGGTTCCAAGGGAGCGTGTTTGCCCTACGGTGGGTGGGCGGCGAGATGCATTGCCGCCTGCTCCGGAAGGCCTGAGGTGTCAGGCGGCATGGGCGACGCCCCGATCCGGCGCATGCGGGCCAAACACGTCTGGTCGCAGGTCATGGCGCGATACGCCGGTGGCGGCCTCGATCGCGATGCAATGGCGTGCGGCCACCTGCAGGCGGCCGGTTACCCATTGCGAAATCAGGCTCGGGTTTACCCCCAAGATCTTGGCCAGGGGAACCTGGCCCCCCACTGCGGTGACGGCATCGGCGATCGTCTTCATGCCGGCAACTTAGGTCGCCTAAGTTCATATGTCAATAGCTCGCCTAAGTGCACCGACGAACGGCGCCCAATAGGCTTCCTAAATATGGTTGCCCCCGTCTCCGAAGATCCAGAAAAGGCCCTCGTCGCCGCGCGCCTGAAGCAACTGCTCCGGGATCGCGGCTATACGCACCAGTCCTTCGCCGCTGAGCTCGAGGTCAGCCCTGGCCTAGTTTCTCAGTGGGCGACCAACCGCGGCACCGTGCCCCCGGACCGCGCGGTAGCGGTCGCCGCCCTGCTGGGAGTCTTGCCCCAGGAGATCAGCCCGACCTGGCGTCTCCTGCGCGACCAGTTCGAAAAGTCTCAATCCCTGCAACTCGATGCCTCGACCATTCGCCACGCGATCACCCTGGCGAAGAAGGCAATGCGCCTCGGCGCCGGTGAGGAACTGGTCATCGAACACGATCCGGAAGTGTTCGCCCAGGCTCTGCGCGCAGCTTTGGCAACGAGAGAGCAACGGGAGAAGGAACATGGCATTCGATATGGATCAGGAGATGGAGAAGTTGGCGGAGCTAGTAGCGCTTCGGGCGCACCGGAAGCTCGGGAGGCCGCGCGACCTGCGGCTCGTAAGCGAAAGCACGCTTGAGCCGGCAAAACAGCCGGCCGTAGGGTCGGCGGATCCGGCCTGCCTTCCTGACTGGACCACCTTCGCGCCGATTGATATCTCGGCGCGCGCCAGGACCATGCACTCGATCATGGTGATCGCCAATACCTACGGCTGGCAGATCGCCATCACGCACTTTCTCATCACCCGCGGCGTAGCCTACTTGTCTGATCTCACGGATCCCCAGCTTGAGGATCTTCTGGATCGGATGCATGGATATGTTGATGCCGCTGAGACCGGATCAAGTCTTCCCGATTGCCTACCCGCAAACTGAGCGAGAAAAGTCCATGCGAACTGTTTTTTTCCTGACCGCCGCCCTCGCTTCTGCCGGGGCCAACGCGTGCGACTGGAAGATTGTGTCAGACAAGGTCGATGGCATGACCGATGAGCGGCGCTGCATCATCTCCTCAGAGGCTGCGAAAATCGGCTTGGTGGTGCAAGGAAAGCGCGTACTGTTCATCACCACCAGCGCTTACAAGGCCGGTCGCGATCACTTGACCCTTCGCGTTGACGAACAGCCAGCGATTCTGCTGGATCCGCAGCGCGACATTTCCTATGCCACATCCCCCACCAACACGGTGCTGACGCAGATTCGCGCTGGTTCAAGGCTGAGAACTTCCTATTCGGACTACCCATCCAACAAGGAAGGAGACGCAGCCATCTGCGATTTGCCGCGACTGATCGATTCTTGCACCTCAAGGTAATTAGATCGTAGGGAGGTCTAGCCAAACGCCAAGGTTGGGCCTCCCCTCTCCCCCGCCGATGATCACGGCAGGGCAAACACCGTCAAGCTTCCCGTATTTTCCCACCTGAGTGCGATATTGCCTTGCGTTGAAACGCCTCAGGTATCCCACTTTGCGGTCCTCGATGTAGACGGCGACAGCGCAGTCGTCGAAAGGATTCTCATCCTCCAGGCGGAGAAGCGCGGTGCATTCATGGCGCACCTCGCCACGTCCGGCAATCGAACGCAGGGCGGCCAGATAGTGGGATTCTCCAACCACTTCCATCCCGAACGTACCGTCTCCTCCGCCCAGACGCATCACTTGGCCAGAGTCGGATCCGGCTGTCAGCTTTGACAGTAACGAACTCTTCGTCATCAGAAGCCATACAACTGCCAGCAGCAGCAAAAGGCCGATGATCGCTGTCATAGCGGATTCCCACGAGGTCGCCTGAGGAAAGCCTCCCCGATACCGTTCGTCGGTTCACTTAGGTTCCCTATTGACACGGAGACTTAGGTTTACTAAGTTGGCCCCGTCGCCACGAAGAACCCCGGAATCCCGACCGGGGCGTGGCGCGGAGACCACAATGGCCTGCGCCTTCAAGCCGACCCGCCGCGAACTGAGCAGGGTCCAGTACCTCGCAACTGAATGCGAGATCGACGCCAAAGCGACGTCCCGGCTTGGCACCTGGTATGGGATGCACCGGCCGGCGCAACGCTCGGCCGAAGCATTCGCGCTCTCTGCCAAGGTTGCTGCTCGCTCCACAAACATCGGGGAGGGCTGAGCTATGTCCGCTCGGATCGATCCCCGGTGGTTTACAGGCGGTCCCCAGACCATCCAGACGGATGCGACCACTGTCGCCCGCGACAGCCTATCGGCCATGCCGAAGCTGCTCGCCGAGGTGGTCCTGCGCGATGACCAGCTGCCCTGGGCCGCTCTCGCCCTCGCCCTTTCCGACGTGTCCGCCGAGGCTCGTGACCGTTTCGCCGAGCTCTGGCGTGAGGCGCGCGATGCCTATATCGCCGACCTGGTCGAGCAGAAGCGCCGGCAGAACGGTTTGACCGAGCTGGAAGCCCTGCAGCGGCTTCAGGTGGTGTACGCATGAAGGGCATGGTGGCCAAGAACCCGGCCTGGCACCCGGTCACGACGTCGGAACCAAAGTCGGATCCCGATCCGCGTGCCGAAGCGATCGACTTCTCGCTCAGCGCCGAAGAGCTGAAGATCGCTCACGGGGCAATGGCCCGCTTCGGTGGGCCTTCCACGAAGGGTTTGGAAGCCAAAGAGCTTCTGCTGTCCGACCTTTCCAGCGATGAGCTCATCGCGCTGGAAGGGGGTGCCCGATGAATTTCGAGGATCAACTTCAGCGCCAAGAACGCCGCGATGTGGCGGCATTCGTGGGATTCGCGACGGTCTTCCTGCTGGTCGGCGCTTGCCTGGGCGCCCTGGTCACGGCGGTGCTGTCATGAGCGCCGCGGTGATCCGCCTGCCGGCGAACCCGCGCGAGCTCAATGCCGTGCGCCAGGCGACGTGCGACATGGCGCGCCGGTACGGTCGCGACGAGCGGGCCCGACGCCAGGCGTTTGACCATGCGGTGCGCCTGATCCGCGACGGCGCCAGCTCGGCCTGGGCGATCCAGGCGGCGCGGCAGGACCTGCGCCCGCGCTCGCCCTACTCCGACATGCCCGGCGGTGCCGCATGAGCCTGCGCGCCCTGCTCCGCTTGTTCCTGTGGTCGGCGGTGATCGGCTTCCTGCTCGACCTGCTGCGCCGCTGCCTGATCGTCGAGGCGCACTCGGTGTTCCCGGTCGCCGCCTTGCTGCTGCTGTTGGTGCTGTGGCGCCTGCTGCGCGCCTGCCGCGACTTCCTGCGCAATCGCTCCACCAACTTCATCCGTCCCGCGCTGCCGCGCGACGACACGCACTGAATTCCCCGAACGCCCAGGAGGGCACCGATATGTCTGAATCCACCGACCGTCCCGTCATCGTCTGCACCGAGCATCGCGGCGTGTTCTTCGGCTATGCCGACGACACCTCCGGCAACACCATCAATCTCAAGCGCGCTCGCATGGCCATCAAGTTCGGCACCCGGCGCGGTGTCATGGAGCTGGCCGAGACCGGCCCGACCTCCAACAGCAACATCAGCGCCCGCGCGGACATCGAAGTGCGCAAGGTCACTGCCGTGTTCGAGGTGACCCTCACCGCTGCCGAAGCCTGGGAGAAGGCGTAATGGACGCGCACGCGCTGGCCTACAAGCCGCGCGTGACCGTCGTCGACGTGCTCGACGCGGGCGCCTGCATCCAGGGCGTCAAGGACTTCATCGACGCACATGGCGGCGTGATCGCCGCCGACACCGAGAAGTTCCTGCGGAAGTCGGAGTGGATTGCCACGGCCGCGAATGCGGACGTGGACGGCTACGGCGACGGCTACGGCGACGGCTACGGCTACGGCGACGGCTACGGCTACGGCTACGGCTACGGCGACGGCTACGGCGACGGCTACGGCTACGGCGACGGCGACGGCTACGGCTACGGCTACGGCGACGGCTACGGCGACGGCTACGGCTACGGCGACGGCTACGGCTACGGCTACGGCTACGGCGACGGCTACGGCGACGGCTACGGCTACGGCTACGGCGACGGCTACGGCGACGGCTACGGCTACGGCGACGGCGACGGCTACGGCGACGGCTACGGCGAGTAATCCATCCGGCGGCCTGGCCGCCTCACAGAGAGGTATCCCCATGCTCCAGCTCGAGAAGCACGAGGCGTCGATCGCGAACGTCAACCAGCGCATCCAGCGCCACGGTGACGAGCGCCGTCTGGCTGCCGACATCAAGTTCAACCTGAGCGCCAGCAACGAGGTGCTCGATTCGTTCGACCAGTCCCTGCGCCAGGACCTGTTCCGCAAGCCCGGTAGCGGCGAGCAGCAGGAACTGCCTGCCATCGGCGGCGAGCGGCTGACGGAAGTGAAGCACCCGGCGTTGGAGCCCCTCAAGCTCAACCATGCCTTCAAGGGCTACGAGCTGCACATCGCCGGTCTGCTGGAAGCCGGCGATCCGATCGTCCTGGTCGATGTGGGGTTGAAGCGCTTCGTGTTCGAGCCGAAGGAAGGCGGCAGCGTCGAGCTGACCTTCACCGCCTCGGCCGAAGTTAGCTCCGACGACCTGGCCGACCTCTCCGATGCGCTGGTGCGCGAGGACGTGCTGCTGACGCTGATCGCGCCGAAGCGCGGCGCCGGCGGCGGCGAGGACCTGACCGAAGACGACGAGGCGGAGGCGGCCGAGGCCCGCCAGCTGGAGGACGCCGCCGCCGGCGCCGAGGAACAAGCCGCATGAGCATGCGTCGCCACCTGGGCGCGCTGCTCGGCGCCGTGCTGTTCAACCACGCCCGCGGTGCCGACTTCGGCCGGGCCGTGATGGACAACCTCTTCTCCCATGCGCCGCAGCCTTCGTTCGGCCAGCGCTACGGCAGCAACCCGAAGTCCCACAACGGCGGGCGCCAGTCCGGCGCCGCGGCGGCAAAGCGTGCCGCCCGCAAGCACCGAAACATCGCCAAGCACCCCAGGAGCGCCGCATGAATACCAGCACCACCCGCATCCAGATGCAGGACGTCGAGTCCAGCCAGATCCACTCCATCGGCCACGACCCGGAGACGAACACCCTCGCGGTGCGCTTCTACCGCGGGTACGGCCGCGACCAGAGGCCGGCGGCGCTCTACCACTACGCCAACTTCACCGCGGCGGACTTCGAAAAGTTCAAGAACGCCGAGTCGCTGGGCCGGCACTTCAAGGAACACATCCGCAACGAGACGGAGAAGTACCCGTACGTGCTGATCGAGAAGGAACCGGTCGACCTGGCCGCGTGATACCCCTGGTCAGCGCGCTCCCCCTGTCGCGCTGACCGCACCCGCGCCGCCCGGGCAACGGCGGCACCTGTTTCACGGAGAGGAATGCGCAGGCTGATGCGCAGCTACGGTCGGTCCAATTTGCGCCACCAAACCATTTCGAGGTGTGCCACTGCCGATACCCGGTGCGGATCGGTCAGGAACAAGGAAGCACTTTGGAAAAGCCGGAGATCAGCACCGGCCCTCTCCTCCAGATACACCCCGCGAGAGCGAGCACCGCCGGCCTTGGACTGAAGGCGCTGATCGGAGGCGGCACGACCTTCGATGACAGCCAGGAACAGTACTGGCACCCATTCCCGCAACGCCGGCGCAGCCGGCTGGAGATTTCGACCGTGAATTCGCCTGCACAGGCTCTCTCAGTACGACAGGATTTCGGAGGCAACTCGACGGCCCTCATGGTGCCTGAGACCGCGTCGACGGCCGTTGCCGCGCAGGCGAAGGCCATGGTGGAAGCCAGGTACGTCATGGCGCTGCAGCGGCCCCGCATCTGGGACCAGGTGCGGCAGGACCTGCTGCGCGAATGCCGCCGCCCCAGCTTCGCCCACAACAAGTCGGCCTACTACCGCAAGCCGATCGGCGATGGCGTCGAGGGCCTGGGCATCCGGTTCGTCGAGGTCGCCCTGCGCTGCATGACCAATGTGCTGGTCGAGACGACGATGGTCTACGAAGACGAGGCGAAGGAGATCCACCGCGTCTCGGTAACCGACCTGGAGTCGAACGTCACCTATCCGCTTGATGTTCGGGTCACGCGCACCGTGGAGCGCTCGCGGCCGTCCGACGATGGCACCTACATCAGCGTGCGCAAGAACAGCTACAGGAAGAACGTCTATACCGTTCCGGCTACCGACGATGACCTGCTGAACAAGCGCTCCGCGCAGATCTCCAAGGCGATCCGCACGTTGGGCCTGCGCATCATCCCCGGCGACCTGCAGGATGAGGCCGAGGCCATCATCAAGGCGATCCGGCTCGATGAGGCCGCGCGCGATCCCGGCGCCGAGCGGAAGCGCATTGCCGATGCCTTCGGCGAGATTGGCGTCAAGGCTGCGGACCTGACCGAATACCTGGGCCACACCCTCGACACCTGCTCGCCGGCGGAACTGGTGAACCTGCGCGGCATCTATGGCGCCATCCGCGATGGCGAGTCCTCGTGGAAGAGCGTCATGGAGAACAAGGCCGAGCAGGCCGGAAAGCAGGCTGCGGCGAGCGCCGACTCCGCGCGGCCCGCTTACACGGAAGACCAGTTCAAGGCTTCACTGCCGAACTGGAAGAAGGCGATCGAGGCCGGCAAGAAGACGCCCGACGAGATCATCGGCATGGCCGAGTCGAAGGCCACCCTGAGCGACGAGCAGAAAGCGGCCATCCGCGCCCTGGCCGCGCCGGCCGCTGCCACCGACGCCGCGCCGGCCGCTGGCCAGCAGAACCCGGACTTCCCGCTGCCCGAGGACGCGAGCGACGCGGAGGGCCAGGCATGAAGATCCTCGCTTCCCGCTCGGATCGCGCTTACAGCAGCGAGCCCGACACCTTCATCGTCGAGATCGGCTTGTCGGAGATCCAGAAGGTGGCCAACAAGGCCGGATACCGCGACTGGACGAGCGAGAACACGAAGAAGCTCCTCGCGCCGGGGCAGGACTACGACATCGCGGCTGGGTACGACTTCCGCAGCGAGATCGTAAGCGCGACCAGAGCGATGACCGAAGGGTTCGCCAAGTTCGCCGCCGCGGCCGAGACCATGACGCGCTTCGCCAGCCTGGTCCATCAGCTCGACCACGAGCCGCAGACCGATCTCCAAGCCGCCGCTGGCGGCCTCACCCAGACTGCGTTGGAGCGTTGACCATGAAGATCGTCCAGCTGCTCCAAGGCTCAGACGCCTGGCATCAGCACCGCGCGCAGTACCTCAACGCCAGCGACGCGCCGGCGATGATGGGCTGCAGCCCGTACAAAACCCGCGCGCAGCTGTTGCGCGAAGTCGCCACCGGCGTTGGTCAGGAGATCGACGCCGACCGCCAGCGCATCTTCGATGCCGGCCACCGCTACGAGGCGCTCGCGCGGCCGCTGGCCGAGCAGATCGTCGGCGAGGACCTGTTCCCGGTCACCGGCACCGAGGGCAAGTACTCGGCCAGCTTCGACGGCCTGACTCTGCTGGAGGACACGGCGTTCGAGCACAAGTCGCTGAATGATGAGCTGCGCAAGGCCTTCGATACCATCGACGCCGCCAAGGCGTCAGGATCGTCAGAGGGACACGCAGTTCGCGAGAGCCTGCCTCTCCTCTACCAGGTCCAGAACGAGCATCAGGCGATGGTGTCCGGCGCGCAGCGCGTGCTGTTCATGGCATCGAAGTGGAACGCCAACGATGAGCTGGTCGAAGAGCGCCACTGCTGGTACGAGCCGAATCAGGACCTGCGCGCCCGGCTCGTCGCCGGCTGGGAGCAGTTCGAAGCCGACGTCGCCGCCTACCAGCATGTGGAAAAAGCGGAACCGGTCCGAGCCGGCCGCGCGCCGGAGACCCTGCCGGCGCTGAGCATCCAGGTCACCGGCATGGTGACTGCTTCGAACCTGGCGGAGTTCAAGGCGTCCGCGCTGGAAGTCCTGGATGGCATCAACCGTGACCTGCGCACCGACGACGACTTCGCCAATGCGGAGCAGACGGTCAAGTGGTGCCAGGCCGTCGAGGATCGGATCACCGCCACGAAGGAACAGGTGCTCGGCCAGACGGCCGACATCGACGCGGTGTTCCGCACCATGGATGAGGTCGCCGCCGAGACCCGCAAGATCCGCCTCGAGCTCGGGAAGCTGGTCACCGCCGAGAAGGAGAAGCGCCGCGGCGAGATCGTCGAGGCCGGCCGGCAGGCGGTCATCGCGCACTACCAGCAGATCAACGCCAGCATGGGCCAGCACGCCCTGCCGGTGCCGCTGCGCGAGATCACGGCCGACCTCGGCGCGGCGATCAAGGGCAAGCGCTCCCTGGACAGCATGCAGGATGCCGTGGACAGCCTGGCCGCCCAGCACAAGGTCGCCGCGAGCCAGGTTGCCGAGCGTGTCCGGGCCTGCATCCACGTTTTGGAAATGGAGAGCGGCACCTACGGCAGCCTGTTCCCCGACGCCGTGCAGTTGTGCGCCAGCAAGGCGCCGGAAGACCTGCGCAACCTGGTGACCGCGCGCATCGCCGAGCACCAGCAGCGCGAGCGGGATCGTGAGGAGGCACTGCGGGAGAAGGTCCGGCAGGAAGAGCTGGCCAAGATCGAGCGCGAGCGGCAGGAGGAAGAGCGCGCGCGCCAGCAGATCGAGCTGGCAGCCCAGCAGGTCTCGGCGGCGGCGGCCGAGGTTGCGGCGCCCACAGCTGTCGAAGAACCGAAGGCCGCGCCGGTGGCACCCCCGGCCGCCGCCCCCGCCGTCCCGTCGCGCCGCGTGAAGCTGGGCGAGATCAACGCCTGGATCGCGCCGCTGGCGATCACCGCCGAAGGCCTGGCCAAGTTGGGATTCCAGTCCGTGGGCACCGAGCGCGCGGCCAAGCTCTACGACGCCGCGCAGCTGCCCGCGATGTGCGAGGCCATGAAGGGCGTGCTGATCGGTGCGCCGGCCCGCGCCAACGAGAAGGCGGCCGCCTGATGCAGTTCTGGCGCACCAACGAGGTCGCCGCGCTGCGCCGGCTCGCCGGCAGCGATGCCGTGCGGGTCGCCGCCGCCATCGGGCGCTCCCCGCGCGCGGTGCAGGACAAGGCCCGCTCGGTCGGTGCGCCGGTGCCGCGCTCGCCCCATCCCCGCTACTGGCCGACCAGCACCAAGCGCCGGGCCTGCGCCATGCGCAAGAACGGCCAGTCGGTCTCATCCATCAGCACCGCCCTCGGCGTTCCGTTTGGGACGGTGCGCCGCTGGGTCTACGAAGGAATCGAAGCGTGAAGATCATGCAGATCACGATGTGCACAGCGCTCGGAAAGGTCATGGCGAGCCCGCAGTCGTACGAGAACGACATGTCCCGCTGGTCGAAACCCAAGGCCACGTCCGTCGCGGCGCGTGCCCTGCAGGAGCTGGCCAAGGCCTTCGAAGCCGACAAGGCCACCCACGAGTCGAACCTGCCGGCGATCGAGAACAACCTGGCGATCGTCGAGCGGATCATCGCGCTAATGGATGAAATCGGGATGCCGAAGCGCTGGAGCGAGCGTGACAGCCGCTCCCGATCTCGCTACCCCAAGACGATCAGCCACGACGCTGGATACCTCACGGACCTGCGCCGCGAGGTCAAGGTCGACGATGGCTGGACCCAGCGCCAGCAACAGCATGCCCAGCTGCTGGAGCGGTACCGCGCGTACGAGGCGCAGGCCGCTGAAGCAGATGCCCGCAGCGCTGCAGCGGCCGAGCGCGAGCGCCAGGCCGAGATCGAGCGGCGGAAGGCCGACATGGAGCTCGCAGCGATCCTCCTGCGGTACGAGCTGCCGATCGAATCGAGCTGGGCCGACGTGCTGGAAGCGCTCCGTAGCCGTAACCAGCGCCTCGACTTGGCGGTGGCCATGCAGCAGACACGCAGCGACTGGAGCGAAGGCCCCTGGCGAGTACGCAATGCAGTGGACCGCTTCACCATGGAGACCGACGAGGACAAGGCGATCATCAACGACGTCATCGACGGTTTGACCGACTTCGAGGATGGGCGGGTATTCCGCGACTGCACCTGGAATTACGACGCCCTGTTCGGCAGCGTCGAGGATCAGCAGCTTGCAGCTGACGTGCAGCTCGCCTTGGGGAACGCAGCATGAGCCGACATATCGCCCGCCGCGCTCCGAAGCGCAACGGCGGATTCTCCTGGGGCCGCTTCCCTACCACCGATGGCGACTTCATCACCTGGCGCCTGTTCCGCCGCGACCACCGCGGCGCCCTTCATGCCTCGCACCTGACCTTCACCGCCAAAGACGACCGCTCGCTCATCGCGCGCCGCGTGCGCGCTGCCTGTCATCGCCTGCGCGACCAGGTGGACGAGATCGACCTTGCCGCTCTTTACGCCACCGAGGAACAGGCCGCATGAGCAAGCCCATCACCCAGACCGAGGCCAAGCGCCTGCGCAAGCAGGTCCGAGAACTGCAGTTGAAGGTCGAGCAGATCACCAACGCGTACTCACGCGATTACCCCGGGACGTACATCACCACCTTCATCGGGTCCGACGTGCTGAACGCGAGGCTCGATGTGGTCAAGCGTCTCGGTCACACCATCGTGGCGCGACAGAGTGGGAACGAAGTGCACCTGTACGCAGCGGAGAAGACCGCATGAACTACATCCACCCGAATGACCGCGTCTACGCGCTGGAGCGGGCCGTGCGTTTGGCCGAGCAGCACGGCGAAGACCGCAAGGTGCTGGACGACCTCCGGGAGATCCTGGCCGAAGCCAGGAAGGATGCGCGTGGTGGCTGACGGCAGCGGTGCAATTATTGTCCGGCGCGCCGCGCAGAAGGTGCGACCGAAGCTGCTGGCCGACCTGTTCTGCGGCGCTGGTGGCCTGTCGAACGGCGCCCAGCGCGCCATGCGTGAGCTCGAGGCCGCCGAGCGGGAGATGGCCATGCCCAGCCTGTTCGATGCGATCGACCCGATCGCGGAGCGCGCCGCGTGACCACCCAGCTGTTCCCCAAGCCGCCGAAGCGCATGCGGCAGCCGCGCAAGGAAGCGCTGCGCGTAGAGCTGGCGCGCGCCGCCGCCGAGATCGAGCGGCTGCTCACCGAGAACGAACACCTGCGCCAGCCCTGGTGGCGGCGCCTCATCAAAAGGAAGGCAGCATGAAGCAGATCATCGTGTTCCCCCGTGGCCAGCTCACGGAGCTCGATCGCGCCCGAATGGACGAAGTCGGCATTGTCGCGATTGAGGCGGACGATCCTAAGTCTGTCGTCACCGTTATTCCTGCGGCCCCGCTAGCCACTTCTGATGATTTGGCGATGGCGGCACTGTGGGCCGTTACGTTCAGTGGCAGCGGAAGCACTGCGCTCACCTTTGCGAAAACACTGCATGAACGCCTACAAGCCCGCGATACCGTGGCTAACCAGTACAAGGGGAGCGGGAATGGCTGAGCGCCCGATCCTCTTCAACGGCGCGATGGTGCGCGCCATCCTCGCTGGCCAAAAGACCCAAACCCGGCGCGCGGTAAAGTTGCCCGATGGTTTCGACTTCACCGGCGGGCTGGGACGCGATCGCGATGACCCGGTAAATTGGGGCGGCGAAGACCAGGACGGCATGTGGTGGGCATTGGCCGACGGAGATGGTGTCGACCGGGTGCTTCCCTGCCCCTTCGGCCAAACCGGCGACCGACTGTGGGTGCGGGAGACATGGGCACACGTCCCGAGCACGGCCTACCGCGGCAGCATGGGCTTGCAGCAAACCGAGAACCCAACGTCAGCCGGCATGTCTGCGGTCTACGCTGCCGACTGGGAGCGCTCCGCGCCAGGCCGCTGGCGCCCAAGCATCCACATGCCGCGTTGGGCCTGCCGGCTGGTGCTGGACATCACCGACGTGCGCGTCGAGCGGCTGCAGGCGATCAGTGACGCGGACTGCTGGGCAGAGGGTGCGATTCTCGAAAAACGGCCCGACGAGTTCAGCTCGACGGCTGTCCGCGGTGTCGACGGCTGCGCCCACCTCACGCCGCGTGGCGCGTTCATGGGCCTCTGGCTGAGCACCGGCGGCGACTGGGCCGCAAACCCGTGGGTTTGGGTGATCGGATTCAAGCGCGTGGAGGCAGGCCATGGCTGATAGGAGCAACCGCGCCGGCCGCGCGAGCCCCCACAACGGCAAAGCCTGCGCCGGGCGACCTATCAAAGTCCCGCGCGGCAAGGACACGGTCCGGTCCCTGCTGCGCAGGCACATGCTGGAAGAAGGGTGGCAAATGAAGGAGCTGGCTGGCTGTTGGGGCATCGCGCGCCAGTCGGTCTATGACCTGTTCTCGGAAGATCGCCCCTTGGCGCCGGCCTATGTGGCCCGGGCCGCACGAATGCTCAAGCTGGACGAGTTCGATACCGCGGAGTTGCTGCTGCATGGCGCACGCGAGGCTGGCTGGGCAATCGACATTCGCTACATCCTGGAGGACCAAATCCCATGAGCGCTGCCGAGCAATACGATCTGGAAGAATTGGCGTCCATCCAACGCGTGTGCCAGATCTCCGGCCTGAGCCGGACGACCATCTACCGCCGAATGAAAGACAACACCTTCCCGAAGCCAATTCCGGTCGGCGGTCGCTCTCTGTGGCCAGTCTCCTGGGTCCACGGGTGGGTGAACGAGCAAATCAAAGCCGCTGTGATGGCGGTCAACCAGCTGCCGCCCGACGAGCTGCGGCCCGACGCCCCTTGA